AACTAGGCACTCAGGTTCTGATGGGTTTTGATCGCAATATAGTTCTAGGTAAGTTGGATCGTGATGATCTCCTGCTTCAATCTCTTTTTTATGGTTCTCGACATATTCTTCCAAATCATGTAGTTCGCCTTCAATGTGACGACGCATCTGTGGATTTGTAGTTGGATCTTGAAGAATCTCTTTATCCTTCTTAATATGCTCTTCGATGTTGTCCATAGGTAATTACCTCCTTTAGTTATTTATTTGCTATGTGCTGATACTTTTCTCTTTTCTCCGTAAGAATCTCTCACTAAACGTAATGTTGTAAGAAATCTTCCATTGCTGCCGATGCTAGTGTCGTAGCTATGAGTAACTGATTCAATTAGATACTGTCCGCTACTTTCTGGATCATAAATTTGAGTTAATCGTCTTTCATCTGGCAACTTGCTTATTAGTCTAACATTAATTCTGTCTCCTGCACAAATTTCAGCATTTCCTGGTATAACGATACTACATTGTTGACTCTGTAATAATCTATATCTAGTTAAGGACTGTGCTGTCACGTATTTTTGCCAATCAGCAAATTGCGTAGGTTTCTTTGATTTGTCTCCTGGTTCAGGCGAAGCAGGTTCAACACTATTAGACCATGACTCATGATCTAAGAAAACAGACATCACTCTAGCAGGATAATCAGAAAGTTCTTTATCTTTAACAGGTATCAATGTTGCCTTGTCTTGCCCTCCTAGATGTGCCATATTGTCGTAACTTTGAGTCAGTTTATACTGATACTCCTCATACTGACCAGTTGAGTGGTTGAAGAATACAATAAGAGAAGAGTATTTACCTCTTCTCAAAGAATCCATCATATCAATTTCGGATCCAAACAGAGATTTTTTGATTGTAAATCTATCGTCTGCACCGTCATCCATATTTCCAAGTCTCTCAGTATATGGTTCGTCTGGTTCAGCACCCCATGCTTTCACTTTCAATCTATCTGATTTTAGAGGACTTTTATCATCGGCACACATAGAATCAACTGCAAAGAAATTATACCCTCTACGTGTCTCCCAGAATAAAAATCCACCACTTCCCTTAAGTTCTTGAGCAGTTTTGTTAGTGTTCTTTGAATTAGTGCCTTCAAACGTAGCTTTAGGAGAAACACATTTTACTGCTAGTTTTGCAGCTAAATCAAAAGGTCTCAATTTAGGGGGAATCATTCTAACATCAAATAATGAAGGTTCTGAAAAGAATTCCTTTTGAGTACCAATATATTCCGAACTTTTCAAAACTTTTTTAATAATAGCCTCAGGATTTCCCTCCACCAATACATTGACTCTTGTAATTTCATTTTGCAGTGCTTCTGCAGATACTAAACCAAGAGTGTATGTTTGTTTTGTTTGCTGTGCAAATCGGTTGGCAACTTTCCAAATTAACAACTCATATTTAAAGGGAGTATCACTTGCATTAGTATTAACTTCAATAAGTACCTTTTCTCCTCCTCTAATAGGTAGATCATTAATCACACCAGCACTATCAACAACCGTTGCTGCTGCTGTTAAAAACGGTTCAGTAATAGATTCTACATACTCAAAGTCTACAATAAGACTCTTCATATCTTGCCCTTTTGCAGAACCATGTGGAAAAACTGCAAAGGTTTTAAGCGAAAATTCTGTAGTCGAAGAAAATTCCATATCAACCTAATGCCTGCGTATACATTCTACTCATATGAGTCAATCCCATTGAATCCTTTGAACTTCCAAATGGAACATCTCCTGCTTGAGCAGAAGCTGTTTGTGTTCCAGAAGTAGTGACGTTATTATTGATCACTGTAGTACCACCATTGTTATTTGCCGCTGTTTCGGTAGAAGCTGTAGATAACGCCGATCCTGTCTCTGTATTAGTAGGAGTAATAGAAGATATATCAAACTTTTTCTTTACAGCATTCAATTTCTGCTGGAATTGTTCTGGAGTAATTAGATTTCCTTCAGTGTCTCTGTATATAGATTCGTAGCTAGCAATTCCTTTTCTAGTTCCTGATTGTGTTCTAGTGAAAGTTCCAACACCATCAACCTTTTGAGATCCTTCCGTAGAAGCATTTGACATCAATCCAGTAAGACCTTGAACTTGAGATTTTACCTGCTCAGAAGTAGTGCTAGGATCTGCTTTAGTTTCTACTGGTTCTAATTTTGAAGGGTCGATTGCTTCATTCTGCATCATCCATTTGATAGGATCAATTTTTTTACCGTCTGATTGAAGTCTCTCTAAATGCAAATGAGTATAGTCTTGTGTACCATCTGGTGATGGATAATAAACTAATTTACCCAACTCTGCACCAACACCTACTTCATCATCTACACTAACAGAAGGTGTGATATGTCCATATACAAATTGAGATCCATCTTCATGTTCAACAACCACTGCACCACCATATTTACCAAATCCTGTATTATATGCATCAACAACTTTTCCTTTTTGAATGTTGATTACTGGAGAATCAGCATCCATTCCAATATCAGAACCCTCATGATAACCACCAGTATTATTATTATAATATGATCTATATTGTCCAAAATTAGAAATTGGATTCTGTCCCGTACTATCTTTAGTAATAGTTGGTGGTCGTTGACCTACAGAAGTAGGGAGAACTCTACCTAAAACACCAGATGCTTTTGTTGCATCCACATCTATATTTCCAAGATCCATTCCTGGAAACTGCCTTCCACCTTCTGCATTATTTCCCCTTGGTAAAAATGGAATAGCATTTTTAAGCATACTTAATATATTGAACCCGCCACCACTTTCTCCTTTACTAAAGAACTCTTTTAGTCCTAAAGCTTGAAGTTTGGCAAATTTGACTTTATTCTTTTGCTGTGCTTCCAGAATTCCTTCACCAAACTGTAAGAAGGTTTTCTTTCCTCTGCTTCCTTCTAATGGGAAAACTGCTTCTTTACCTTCTTCACCAAGAATAGCATTAGTAGCACCATCAACAATACCACCATCTGCCATCATCGTCATGTCTCTGGCAGCTAAAGCAGCATCAATACCAATAGATCCTGCAGTACCAATACCAGGAACAGTAGATGCTGCACCAGATGCTAATTCAAGACCAGCGCCAAGGAAGTCACCTTGCATTGCTCTTTGAGCAGCAAAGACAGCACCCAATCCTAGTCCTACTAGAGGAATCTTCTTACCTAAACTTTTTGCAACTGCTCCACCAGCAATCTTACCAATTGCCTTTCCACCTAGTTTAGCACCTGCTTTTTTACCTAGACCACCAAGCATCTTACCGCCTAGTGCAGCACCCAGTCTAGTGCCCATTCTACCAGCACCTCTCCTACCAGCAGCACTAAGCATTCTCTTTGCCATAACTTTGCCACCGATGCCCATGCCAGGACCACCGCCGCCGCCACGACGACCAATCATGCCAGTGCCTGCTGCCAGCATTGATCTTTCATAGGCAATGTTACTAGAAAAATCAGCACCCTTTTCTAAAAAATTCTCTTCAGCAGATGCTTTTGCATTTCTAGCTAACTGCTCTGCCTGTTGTTGCTGTGCTGCAGCAATCTGCTTCTGACTATTTGTTTGTTCTTTAGTAGCTTGAACCAAACTCATTGTGACAAACGTTAGTCTGTCAATTGCCTGAACTACCTCTCCTTGATCATTATCAACAGGTCCCATGCGTTTGACAAACATGTCATCACCAGGGAGATCTCTCTCAACACCTAGATCTGTAGCACCAATGTTAACGATAGCATCACTAGCATAACCCTCTGGTCTCAATGGTCTTGCATTAAATGCAGATGAACGAGCTAAACCACCACCCATAACTTCTGGGTTAACTGCAGCAGCGCCACCTGGAAGTGATCTTTGCAGTACAGTTCCACCAAGCATTTTCTGCAATGGTGATCCTGCTAATTCTTTATTACTGCCACCTTTTAAAAGTGGTGTTTCTGCCGCTGATGGCAGTGCTGGTTTATCATTTAGAATCTCCACTTTCGTGGCGATCATGTCCGCGACCTTTTCCTTCTCTTCGCGTTGATCTAGATACTTTTTTACAGCTTTAATGACATCGCCTAGGAAGAATGCTTCACCCCTAGTGTCTTGATATGATAAGTATCCGTGTGCCATTATCGTTGTTTAGCTGCTTCTTGTTGTTTCTTGAGATTTTCTAAATGCTGCATAAGAAGAGTGGTATATACCTGTCTCTCCCATGGCATCATGTTTTCAATCTCCGTCAAGCTATATTTATGATGATGCATCAAAGCAAAGTTCA